GGGGTACAGTGCCACCCCACATTCTTTCTAGTGCGGCTTGCTCAAGTGCTGTATTGCCACCGAATAAACCGCCACCTGCATTAAATTTCTTCATCTCAGCACCTATGGAGGAGTGGGCAGCGTGTCAGGCAACGCTGATACTAGGTTAACGGTTATAACCGCAGACGGGACACCGGGGTGAGGTGTAGAGGCTGTCTGGGTGGTCAAAGCTGTATCTACATCGTCAGAAGACCATTTCATTTCCAAATACTGTCCTGCCAACATATCTATATTAAAACTATAAACCATATCATGCACATCAGCAGCGCCTTGTACGGTAAATTGTTTCCCGGTATACCCTATATCTGTACCATCTCGCGCAATCCAAAGATAGATAATTTTAGCTGAAGCCGAATTACTTGTAGGCTGTGCGCTAAATTGAAAGTTGTAAATCCCTGAATACTCTACAGTTATCTGACTATTAGAGCCACCATTTATAGATACGCCGTGATTAAGATACGTATTGTTAAATGTTACAACTTGTCCGGTGTTTACCGTTGCAATAGACTGGTTTACTGTAGAGAAGAAAACACCGTTAGCTACATCTAAAAACCTACCACCAAGGTGGCCTGTTACGTTATTTATGGCATTAGAAACGCGTCCGAAGTACAACCTCAATACGTTATTCTGTGAGTCTATATACCGCTTATCAATATTATCGCCCGGTATTGGTAGGGCTGGGGGCGGTGTCCTGCTGATTAGGGCTTCACTCATTACCCTCTCCTGCCATCAGGACGCATATCAAAACGTGTAGCACCTAGTTTCCAAGCCACCCCTTCCGCAGTAGACTCGACCTTAAATGCCATCTGCCGACCCCTAAGACGTACATAAGCCTGCCCTGTGAACTCTTCAATAGGTACAGTAGCAGTACGCGTTACAGTAACCGAACTGTTTCCACCTTCAGAAAGTGGAGTGTTATATCCAGAACCAGAGTTAACCATAGGAGATATAGTCATTGTTACTGCTGGTGTGGATGCAGTAGACCCTGCAAAAGTAACGTCAGGTAAGACGCGGGAAATAAACATAGCTCTGTCGCCGTCGTCTAGATCAAACTCTGCTGATACTAACGTAGCAGTAATTGGGTATACCGAAGATGTTTCTTTATCATCGTACCCTATCTCGTGTTTTACTATGTTGTTGCTATATGTAGCGGCTAATGGGAGTTCTCGTAAGTCAGCGTCAATCCAAGCGGTTCTAGCCATGTTACCGTACGCCCAAGCATCTTCCCCATAGTTATATATGACGTACCTATCCACAGTAGTGGAACCTGAAGAGCAGTAAAACCACCACACTTCGTTAAACCTCTCATTAGTACCGCATATAATTTGATCGGTTTGCTGTTGGTTAAAGTCGTCAAATATATAACTACGGATAGAACAAGGTAGTGTTTTAACCACACCGTCATAGCTGTAGAACTTATCTTTACCCATCCAGTAAGCAATATCACTGGCAATTATAGCCGCGTTCTGACTGGCTATTGTTAAGTTACTACCTAATAAATTAGCCCCCCACACTTCTGGGGCACCCAGATACTGCATGCCGTAGACGGCGGCGTCTGTCCAAACCAACATTTCTTGTCTTGACTGAATGGCGGTAACTATTTGACTACCGTTAGAAAGACGTAAACTACCAGCTTGGTTAGTCGCTTGAGGTGTCCAATTTATTGCGTCTTCTTGGTCTGACCAACGTATAAGCATAGGATCAAGGACACTAGAGCCTACCGGATTGCAACCAAAACAAAATACAAAACGGAATATATCAGATACGGTAGTGTAATTTACTATGGTCGGTACACCAGATTGACCTATTGCTGAGGTTAAAAGTGTTGCTCTGTTACCTTCCTCAGCGCCAGCACTAGCATCCCAAATATAAATACTCCCGCCACGGTCAGCTAAAATAAGGTCTTCCCCAAAGTTAGCTTGACTCCAAAGACGTATATTTGCAGTAGTGGTAGCCCCTACACCCCATGTGTTAGACCCCCATGTACCCGCACCCCAACCGGAAAAAGGTACTGCATACTCCGCTCCGGGGACTATTTCGTAAGAAGCTACAGTAGAAGCACCACCGTTACCAGTGTCAGAAGCATTAGCCAACACCGTTACACCAGAAGTATCGACCGCTTCTATCGTAAAATTGGCTGAATCCACTACACTAGCTACTATGTAGTTTTGATTAAGTACATCGGCAGTAATGTTGCCACCTAGACTAACCGCACCGGAAAAAGTTACGTAGCTACCTACCGCAGTCCCGTGGTCTGCTTCAGTTACGGTAATGGTAGCATCGCCATCAACAGCAGCAAATGTGGCATCTCCGGCACCGGAAATAAGGCGGTAGGGGGTAGAGTCGTAATAAGCTCCACCACGTTCGATATAGTATTTGATGTTAGTACCGACTGATACTAAGTTTTGTCCACCTAGAGTAACCCAGTTGAACATAGACCGACACACACCCAAAAACGTGTCTGAGGAGATACGCTCCCAACCACCAATCTTCTGGGGCATACCACGGCGGAAACGGACTTTATCTGTCTCGTACCATGTGCCTTCGGCGTTGTAGCGAGTAGTTTCTCTATCTACACCGGGCTTAAACTGAATTTTTTGTATCGGCATATTCCCCAGACCTAATCATGTCAGTCAATTCAATAGCCCTATTTTTTACTTGCGTTGCCCACCTGCTGTCTAAAAAATGCCCAGATGCAGATTCAAAATCGCCAGAACTCATTGATTCTAAAGCGTTTTTAAATTTAAGCAACCTTGGTAAACCTAGGTTGAATCCTAACGAAATCATGGCATCTTTACGGGCTTCGTTTAGCCCAGAAAACCAAGGAAAAGCACCGCTTAACTCGTTGATTACGCGGGAAATATCATTCTGCAAAAGGTAGTTTACCTCATCATCCGACAAACCTAAACCTGTTTTTGAAATGTTTCTACCTACGCCAATAGTCTCAAGATTTTCAGTATCTAGGTAAACGTGTGTCTCTACTCCTTCATGTCTTCGGAGCATTTCAATTAATTTATTCATTTATCGTCCTTAGTATTGGATGCACCGAAATAGAAACTTATGATTGCACTTGTAGTACCACCTAACCAACCAAGCACTAAGTTTATGATTTCTAAAGGATTCTCTTCTGGGTCTGCTACAGTAATCATAAATATATAACCTAGAAACCCAGCAACTAAAGTCACTGCAATTATTCGTGGTGTCCAGTCTTTAGCAAAATATTTACGTGCATCCTGAATATCAGCGGTCTGTAGGGCAAACA